GCAACACAATCAAGATTGCCAGGGAAAATACCATTTCTCATTTTATTATTCAGAATAGAGGTCTCGGTTATTCTGCTGGAGCAACAATCATTATTAATGGTTTAGAATTTGATTCATCCAAAGTACAATTATCTTTGACTGGTGATGGAAAAGTATACAAAGCTATTATTAATAATAGAAGTGCCCTTAATGTTGAATATTCTCAACCACCAGCAGTAAGTGTAAAAAATCCAGATGGAGCAACACCTCCAAATGCTGGCGCAGCAATTGTCCCTGTCTTATTCAGAGACGCTGTTGTTACATACACTCCACAGAATGTTAAATCAATTGGTTGTAGATATGGATCCGGAAACGCAAACGCATTTAGTGCCGATGTCCTAATTGATGATCAAGATTTTTCAGAAATTAAATCTGTAACTGATTTTACATTCTTTGGTTCGCAGGGTTATGATTTCATCGAATCAACCAGTTTTAGTGCTGATGCTAGCTCACTGTTAGTACAGGGAGATATGGTTCAATTCTCTGATGTAGATAATAATCTGGTTAGAGCAATTGTTCAATACGCAACAAAACCATCTGGATCTTCTAAGACAAGGGTTTATCTAGATACTGTTCTTCCTGGAGATGTTAGCAATACCAGTATTGTACGTTTGAGACCAAAACTACAAAACCCAAATTCCGGAACTTTACTATTCCCAACCGGAAGCAAGCAAGTAGAAAAAATTTCTGCTGGTGGGGACGACACAAAAATCAAATATTATTTCAGAAGAGATTTTGTTACTACCGCTTCTGCTAGTGGTGGAACAATTACATTTGCTGCTCAATTGCCTTTCGGAACACAAAGATTTTCAGCATTCACTGAAAGTAATTTCATCATCACTGTTTTGAATAGAGGTGATGCTCCAAATATTCAAAACGGGGATATTATTTACATTGATCCAGATGCGATTGAAATTTCATCTTCAACTGATACAGCAAGCGGTTTAACTTCTGGAAGTATTAGTTTAAATCTTCCTTCGACATATTTTGGAACAATTCCTTCAAATGGAACGTTTCCAAAGTTAAAACTAACCGCAACTCTTGAAGTAAGCAATGCTAAACCAAGATTAAAGACTGTGGTTAGAAATAAGAGAATTGTGGTGAACTCTTCTGGAGATAGAGTTCTTCCATTTAGAGGTACTGATTATGACAATGAAGTTGTTGAAGTTCTTTCTTACTCTGACGCATTTAAATTAAGATACGTTTATGAGGGAACTAGCACTCAACCACCTGACGTGGACAGTGCTGGTAATCTTATCTCTGGAACTGATGTTACATCAAGATTTACATTTGATGATGGTCAAAGAGACACGATCTATGATGTTTCTAGAATTGTTTTAAAACCAGGATTTGAACCAACTTCGGGTCAAATCTTAATCGCATTTGATTACTTTGAGCATTCTCAGGGAGACTTCTGTACAATTGACAGTTACCTACATGAAGCTGGAGTTGGTGAGGACGAAATACCAGCATTCAATTCGTCTGTTCACGGAAATCTTGAATTAAAAAACGTTTTAGATTTTAGACCAAAAGTAGATAACAATGCTATTATTGCTGGTTACCAAGATGTCTCGTCATTAGAGATTACATCTGGACAGTTCTCTGGATCTGGTTCTGTGATTGCGGCAACTCCTGCTCCAGATCCAAACATTGATTATACATTTTCATTTAGTCAGGTTCAGTATCTTGATCGTATTGATGGCATTTTCTTGAATAAGCGTGGAGAATTTTTTGTCAAAGAAGGAAATTCTTCCCTCAACCCATCAAAACCAGATTCCGTTGATGATGCTGTTTCTCTCTTCTATGTCTATGTTCCAGCATACACAAAGACAAGCAAAGATGTAAGAGTTACTCCAGTAGACAATCGTAGATATACGATGAGAGATATTGGAAAACTTGAAAAGCGTATTGAGCGTCTGGAGTATTACACAACTCTCAGTATCCTTGAGCAGCAAGCCCTCAATATGCAGGTCAAGGATGAAATTGGTTTAGATAGATTTAAGAGTGGATTTTTTGTTGATAACTTTGAAACTCATAGAGTTGGTAATCTATCATCATTAGATTATCGCTGTGCTGTTGACAGTCAGCAATCTGTTCTTCGTCCACAGTCCAAGGAAGATTCCATTCTTTTAAGAGAAGTTAATACCAGAGAAGATCAAAGATCTGTTGCTGGATATAAAAAGTCGGGCAGTGTTATTACATTACCATACACCAATTTAGAATTACTTGGTAACTCTTTTGCTTCCAAGAAACTAAATCCAAATCCATTTGTTGTTATTCAATATGTTGGAGACGCAGAAATTTCTCCAAACATTGATCACTGGTACGATCAATCCATTGATCCAGTTGTAGTTGACACGAACACCAGTTTATTCAACATTTTCTTGGCAAAGGATGATTCAAAAGAAAGTTTCTCTAGTTTACACAATTCATTCATTGTGAATTGGGTTGGTACTGCTCCAGCATTTACTTCAATCAATTCGCTTGGAGAAGTTAATACACAGCAAGCAACGTCTGCGGTCTCCATGGCTTCAACAGCAAGCTCTTCAAATATTAGTCCTCAGAATAATGATGTTGGAAAGGGTGTACAGACAAAATCGGTTAATGGCAACCTTGTATCTACTGCGTTGTCTTTCTTCACTCGTAGTGTTCCAGTAAGATATGTAATTAGAAGATTAAAGCCAAATACGAAAGTAAATGTATTCTTAGAAGGAAGAAATGTAAATCGTTGGGTAAATCCAGACCTAAGATTTACTGGTACTGCTGGTAACTCTCTTTCATCGTTCAATGGAGACATTGTAACAGATGAAAATGGTAATGCCAGTGGTTTAATTTTAGTTCCTGCTGGTGTTCCTCCAAGAGAAAATGCGACTTGGACAGGAGATGTCAATACGATTGATTATGATACAACAGGAGAAGAAATTCGTCTCACAACTGGAGTGCTGACCTTCAGATTTACTTCAAGTGGTTCCGATGCTCCGAAAGATACAGTGGATACCTATGCTGAAGTTAAGTATTATGCTACTGGATTGCTACCAGAAAATCCTGCTAGCATCGTATCAACCAGACCATCTTACTTCAAATCAAATGAAGGAGTTCAAGTCATTGATAGTAATACTGATAACCCACTACGTCCAAATCCTTTGGCACAAACTTTCAAAATTGAAAACTACGATGGTGGATTATTTACTACTGGTCTAGACCTATTCTTCTCTAAGAAGAGTAGCAATATTCCAGTCAAGGTATATTTGACTGACGTTGTATCTGGAAAGCCAGGAAAAAATGTTATCCCAGGTTCTGAAAAAGTTCTAAATCCAAATACATTCCTGAAGTGTTACGCAAATGGAAATGTTTCTGTCACTCAAGGAGAACTCGTTACTGGAGCAAGTTCTTCTGCTAGTGGTCCAATATTAAAAATTATTGATAAGAACGGCGTAGAACTTACAGCATCAACATCTGGAAGATATTCACTAACCAACGAACAAGTATATACTGTAGTTCTTGGTAATCATAATGGCAAATCATTCAAGCAAAATGAAGATCTAATTATTCCATCGGTTACTTTAGCAAATGCTACGGATGGCACAGATCTAAAATTAACTATTGCTAAAGATAGTGGAAAGTTATCGGATATCAGAATTAAAAACCCAGGACAAAATTACAGTAGCGCAATTCTAACCATTGAAAGTCCACAACTTCCTGGTGGATCTGTAGCAACTGCTCGTATTGAAGTATCAAACGGAAAGATCTACAACGCCGAGATTTCGCTATTTGGTTTTGGATATACTGATCCACCATCTGTTGTGGTTAAGGGAGTTGGTAATGGAGCGGGTGGATGTGAAATTGAAACATTCATTGAGATTGATACCCCTGCTGTTGTTATGGGTGTAGCAACCGATACCGTTGGAGTTACAAATTCAACCATTCCAACAAGATTTGATTTTGAGTATCCAGTTTATTTACAGAATGATACAGAATATGCTTTGGTTGTAGAAACAGATTCTGTTGACTATGAACTATGGGCTTCTCGCTTGGGAGAAATTGATATATCAACAAGTACCGTTATCACAACACAACCATCTCTTGGTTCGGTTTATAGATCACAAAATATTGATAACTGGACTGAAGACATCTTTGAGGATCTTAAGTTTAAACTTTATAGAGCAGAATTTAATATCAGCAGACCAGCAGAACTTTTATTGACAAATAGAAATCTTGGATATGAATTACTAGGATCAAATCCATTTGAAACCAACGCGAGTGCGAATACAAACGCAACTTCAAAACTATTCAAAAACAATAATAGTATTATCAAAGTAAATCACAGAGATAATGGATTTGAAGGTTTTGGAGATTCATATGTATTTTATAGAAGTGCGGAAGAAGTTGCTGGAATTACATCGGATATTTTGAATACAACTTTATTCCAGGTAAGCAATTCTGGAATTGATAGCTACAATATCAGATCAATTTCAAAAGCATCAGGAAATGCTATTGGAGGAGGATCTAATGTATATGCTACATACAACAGAAAGTATGAAATTCTATACCCACAAATTCATTATCTAACAATTACTGGAACCAAACTTGATACATTTGTAAAAACAACAGATATCATCCCTGTTGATTCTTCAACAACAAATTATACTTCATATTCACAAACAGATTATGAAAAGACTTTCCTAAATGAGCCACATTACTTCACCAATCAGAAAGTGATTGTTTCTCAGATTAATGAAACCTTAAACAGTGTTGATAGATCATTAACTTATAAGATGACACTATCTTCTACAAGGTCATATCTCTCTCCCGTAATTGATTTGTCTAGCGCATGTGTGAAGACGGTATCAAATAGAGTTGAAGCGGCATCTGGTAAGGAAGATAGATATGGTAGAAGAGATCAAATCATTGAGTTCTACCCGGTCTATAGATTTGAACTATCTGGAAATGCTGGTACTCAAATTCAATCCAATCAAACAATAACAGGTGAGACTACAAAAGCAACTGGAACAATTGCTAAGGTAAGTGGGAACAATGTTTGGGTTCGTGTAAAAACAAGTCAATTCTTCCAAAGAGGAGAAGGAGTAACATTGGGCAATCAATTATCCCTAACCAACGTAGTTATTGATTCCAACCCATCACAAATTCTTGTTTCAATTGCTGATGCTTCTACAATTATTGCTCGCAACCCATCAGTAA